ATGTCCGGCCGACCGCTGCACGAGCACGACGTGCGGCTACGCGGAGCGGTCAACGACGAACGCGACCAGCAGATCCGGCAGCTGCTCGGCTCAGGCAAGCGCGGCTGGATCATCGCGACCGCGCCGAAAGCTCGCCAGCGCCACGCCTGGCATTGCAACGTCGTCCTCCTTCTGCCAAGTCAGGCCGTAGCCATGCGCCGCGCGGCGGTAGAACGACCAGAAGCGTGGCGCACCTACGTGCAGCGCTGGTACGCCGACTACGAACCCGACGACCGCGACACTCTCATCCCCACCTGATCCGATCAGGACCGGTCGACGGGCACAGACGCCCCATGGACGGCGCGAACCTTCGGATCGCAGGCGGAACAGGCCAGGGGCCTCGGAATCACAAGATCAACACGAGGCACGCGACCGCCTCAGTGGGCCAACGTATTCACGGCCCGATTTTCGAAATATGTGGGTCCGGGCAATTCGGGCTGTCGATCTTGAGCGGGAGGGCCGTCGATCATGGGTAAGCGTGGCGTTCCTGGCAAGCCGACGGCTCTGCGGGTGCTGGATGGTGACCGTCCGTCGCGGATCAATCGTGATGAGCCGGTGCCGGCGCAGGGGGGACTGGTTGAGCCGACCATCGCTCTGTCGGATGAGGCGCGGGCGGTGTGGGATCGGCTGGCGCCGGACCTGATCGCCAAGAAGGTGCTTACGGGCTGGGACGCGGATGCGTTCACGACGTTCTGCGCGACCGCGGCGACGTACCGGGCGGCTTCTGAGTCGCTGGCGGTTGAGGGGATGGTCGCCCGGGGTGCTGCCGGCGGGGTGATCAAGTCGCCGTACTGGCAGATCATGCGTGACTGCGTCGCGGTGATGACGACTATCGGGTCCCGGTTCGGGTTGACGCCGTCGGATCGGGCGCAGTTGAAGATCGGCGGCAGCGAGGAGTCGGGCCGTGGCGCGGAAAGGCTCCTCGGCTAGTCCTGTCTGTGGTCACTCGCTGGATGGTGTGACGTGCCGGAAGCGTGGCGATCACTTCTGTGTGCCGCGGGCGGATCATGCGCAGAAGTTCATCGAGGAGATCTGCGTCCACACGAAGGGCTCCTACGCTCGCCGGGCTTTCATCCTGGCCGAGTGGGAGCGGGACGACATTGTTCGTCCGCTGTTCGGGACGGTCCGCTGGTCGGTCGAGCATGAGTGCTACGTGCGTCGGTTCACGGTGGCGTGGATCGAGATCGCCCGGAAGAACGGCAAGACGGAGCTGCTCGCCGCGATCATGCTGTACCTGCTGATCGGTGACGGTGAGGAGTCGGCCGAGATCTACGGCGTGGCTCGGGATCGGGATCAGGCGGCGTTGTGCTTCGACGTGGCGGCCCGGATGGTGCAGCTGTCGCCGATCCTGTCCAAGCGGCTGTCGATCAAGGCGGTGAACCGGCGGATCGTCGATGCCCGCACGGGGTCGGTGTATGCGGTGATCGCGGCGGATGCGGCGGGCGCGCTCGGGTCGAACCCGTCGGCGGTCGCGGCGGATGAGATTCTGGCGTGGCGTGACCGGTCGATGTGGGACGCGATGCGTACCGGCATGGGCTCGGGTGCCCGGAAGCAGCCGCTGATGGTGGCCGCCACTACCGCGGGGAACGATCCGGCTGGGTTCGCGGCGAAGATGCACGCGGAGATGGAGCGGGTCGCCGAAGATCAGTCTCGGGCGCCGCACGTGTTCGTGTTCATGCGGAACACGCCGAAGGACGCGGACCCGTGGGACGAGAAGAACTGGGCCTACGCGAACCCGGCGCTCGGTGACTTCAAGTCGATCACGGGGATGCGCGAGCAGGCGATGGAGGCCCGCAACGACCCTGCGGCCGAGAACGCCTACCGGCAGTTCCATCTGAACCAGTGGGTGTCGCAGGCCAGCCGGTGGATGCCGATGCACCTGTACTCGGCCAGCTCGGGCGAGCCGTGGCTGACGCCGGATCAGCGGCGCGAGGAGTTGAAGGGCCGGGTCGCGTACTGCGGCCTGGACTTGGCGGCGAAGTTCGACCTGACCGCCTGGTGCCTGGTGGTGCCGTACTCGGATGACGCGTGCGACGTGCTGTGGCGGTTCTGGCTGCCGGAGGGCGCACTCGGCGAACTGGACCGCCGCAACTCTGGGCACGTGTCGCAGTGGGTGCGGGACGGCTGGATCACGGTCACCGACGGGGACGTCATCGACTACCAGCAGGTGTATGCCGACATCGGCGCCGACGCGGAGCACTTCGCGATCAAGGCCGGGGGCGCGGACCGCTGGTCGATGGCGCCGGTGATTCAAGAGGTCGCCGCGCGGACGTCGCTGGTGGTGGACGAGGCGCTGGTGATGAT